GGACGTATCTCGAACGCTACATCGCAGGACGCCAGCGTTACGCCGTGATGACCACGCTTATGAATCTGATAGTGAAATCAAAGACAATCTCCTGCAACACCACGTCCGAGGAGATAGAGTCGGCTCTCAGGCGCATGTCCATCATCTCCGACCCGCGTTGGTGGATAGTCCACTGCGTAGCCGTGCCGAATCCCTCCACGTTGCAGCTTTGCATGAAGTCTTCATCGAACTGGCGCGCCTTGACACCTAGCAAACAGACGTATTTCGTTGGCATACCCAAGACGCAGCGCGACCTAGAGGGCGTTGAGAATGCGAGGAAGTGATGGCTAAGAGCGATTTAGCGGCAGATGTGCGTGAAGTCTACGAGGCTCTTGGGCGTGGAGACGCCGTCCGTAAGGATTTCTCTAGCGATGGAGCCTACGGAATGTATAGGGCCGCACGGGATGTAGACGAGTCAGGCAAGAATGAAATCCAAAAGGCCGTCTACGCAACCGTTCTGAAGGCCGCGCAACTCGAAAAGGACAGGAGCGATATAGAGGCCAACCAGCGCATGAAGGAACTCCACTTCACCTATGAACAGTTGAAACAGGCGCAGATGAACGTCTCCGCTGGAATAGTCAAGCCCCCTGAATACGACCCTGCCAATGCCATGAGGCCAGTTGAGGTCGAGGGATGAAGTGCGACTTCCTATGGTCAAGGAACTTCCCCAAGTTTGATGACAGGATTGCATGGCTGGAACTGCGCCAGAACTGGTTGCACTATGGTTCACTGGATGGCTACTGCGCGGCGCAAGTCCGGCAGATGTGCAGGGAAGACCCGCTTTTCTACATGAATGTCTTCGGATTTGTTCAAGAACCAAGGCCGGAAGACCCTACCGCAGGGACAACCTTGATGTTCCTGATGTATGAGTTCCAGATGGAAGCCATGAAAAAGCTCGTGCTGGACTATGGCGAACGCGACCTAGTGATAGACAAGTCCCGCGACATGGGCGCATCGTGGCTGTTCATCTTTCTGTTCGATTGGGCGGCGCGTTTCCTGCCCGGACAGAACCTATTGATGGTTTCACGCAATGAGGACTATGTTGACAAGACGGGTAATAACAAGGCTCTGTTCCAGAAGCTGGACTTCATAGACTCCAAGTTGCCGATGTTCCTGTGTCCATCCATTCCGCGCAACAAACTGCGTTCAAAGATGCACGTGGAATATCCCGACACTGGCAGCGTGATAGATGGAGAGTCCACTACAGGCAACGCCGCACGTGGAGACAGGCGCACAGCGTTGCTCATAGACGAGTTCGCGGCCTTTGACATCAACGACGGCTACAACGCCCTAGCGTCCACGCGAGACGTTACAAAGTGCCGCTACTTCAACTCCACCCGCAAATTCGGTTCCAATGCGTTCAACGACATCAAGGAAAAGGCTATGGAGCCGGGTTCGCAGATAGACTATCTGCGGATGCACTGGACTATCCATCCTAGCAAGTCCAAGGGCCTGTATCAATGGAAGGACGGAACCGAAGCACCTGTGTTCTTCAACTCGCGGTTGCCGGACGATTACCCGTTCAAGAAGGATGGCAGGATACGCAGCCCTTGGTATGACTACGAGGAGGGACGTTGCGGAAACGTAATCGAGATGAGCATCGAGGTTGACATGGAGGATGGTGGAAGCCAATACCAGTTCTTCGAGACAGAAGTATTCCTGCCATTGATAAATGAACGGTGCCGCGACCCTGAGTTTGTGGGAGACATCCTTGTCTCTGGAACTGAATTCGTGGGGCTTATCCCCAATCCGCAGGGCAAGTTGCGCATGTGGATTAAGCCTAACGACTATGATAACTTCCATCCGCCTAATGATTCATGCTACGTGTTCGGCGTTGACATAGCCACTGGCACAGGCGCGTCCAACTCCGTAATCGTAGGCGGCAAACTGTCCACTGGCGAAAAGGTTCTGGAATACGCCGACCCCAATATCACCCCGGATGACTTGGCGCATCTAGCCACTGCGCTATGCAAAGTGTTCAAGGGCGTCAACAACTCCAATGCCTATCTCATTTGGGAGGGCAACGGCCCCGGTTCGCAGTTCTACATGGAACTCAAGAAGTCCCTTGTAATGTCCATCTACTATCGCAAGGACGAAAACAACATAGCCGCCGTAGCCTCGTTGAACCCCGGCTGGCAGACTAGCGCGAAAAACAAGCTGTTCCTCCTTGGCGAGTATCGCAGGGCCTTGAAGTTTGGCGAGTTCAAGAATCCATCCAAGGAGTCCTACGAGGAATGCGTGTGCTACATACGCGTCCAGAATGGCGACATAGTGCATCGCAAGTCCATAGGCTCAATCGACCTGTCAGGCGCAAGGGCAAACCACGGCGACCGTGTTATAGCAGATGCCCTTTGCTGGTGGTTCATGCGTGAACTTGGAGTTGGTAGCGCACCCAGGCAGGAGGAGATCAAAAACGAAATCGACCTCAACACTATGGCTGGACGTATGGCGTTGAGGATGCAGGCCGAAAGCGATGCACAATATGAAAACCCGTTAGAATACTCAATGGGATTCATGTAAAGATTTTTTATGCGCTTCAGCATGGCATCTACGGCACAACACAATCAGGTCATCTAGATAGAACAATTCCCTTCTAGCGTGTTTATACGTCATGTGGTGAACTTCAATGTTATCTTTGCTTCCACATGCCTCGCATTCACTGTATGCTCTTTTGTGGCAGTATTCCTTGATTGCTCGCCAGTAGGAGGTCTTCAAAAAAGTTGCATAGTCCATATCCCTCAGTCTGTCTAAGAAATTATCTTGAAGCGAATATCCGCATGAATTGAATTCATCTAGTATTTCATTTAGAACGAGATGAAAATGTTTTCCATCGCAAAGTGCATTGCCTAGGATTTTGGACTGTTTTTTATTTCTTCCTTCAGGTTGACGAAACTTTATTTTTGGAACTCTGCTTTTGAACGTCTTTTGAATGCGTCCCCAATTAACTCTAGCATAACCCATTTGTGGTATCTCCATGTACGGATTCCCTTTTGGAATCCTATCGAGCGAGCATGTTCGCTTCGCTCACTGCTCTTATAAAGGCTAACCCTGAGAGAAGAAGAAGAGCAAGGACGCCCCTTACTGGCAATCCAGCACTTCTGCATTGAAACGTCTTCAGTCCTGTTGGGGGCGTCTTAAAAGCAGCATTCGCAACAGTCGCCTCTGAAAATCCGTTTCAACTGTGTTGTCGTTTTTGAACTCAGAAATATGGCGTGATTGAAAAAATGGCGATAAAATAGGGAAGTTCGGCTAACCCTTCGGTCGAAGTTTCGCTCGGACGTTACATCTACTTGCGGCGTCGGTTCCTAGATAACCGCATATTCAATGTCCCCTTACTGGATTGAATTAACTTCCAACTCAATCCTCGGAACAGTCGCAGGTTGCCAACGGTGCTAACCGTGGTTTAGAATGCCACCTGCAATCGGCTACAAATTTTTCAATCACGTCGAGTTCGTGTTCGACGTATCAGCACAGTCAGCTTGTTCAGCTTCCTTGGTTCTATTATATATCTAGTTTCGGTAGATGCAAATGGATTTATCGTTGATTTTTTAATGATTCAATTGATTTTTATTGATACATGAGATACAATATCTTTATCGGCTGCATTTTGGACGGCTGCTAACCGTCCTTCCCTCTCCGCAATGGAGAGGGTTTTTTATGTACCAAACTATTTTGCCACTATTTTAGACTCATTCTATAATTAGTACTGCCTAATTAGCTTGACCTAATTAGTACTGCCTAATATAATAGAGCAAAGATACTCACGAGGTGTCATTTGGCAGATACAACCTTCCGGGGCAGACTAAGGGATTCAATCAATGTTTCGCTTCAGAACTTGAAGCGATTCCGAGTCAACCGCGCTAAATTCGTTGAAGTCTACGCTGGCAACCTCTACAATCCTGAAGGCTCGAACTTCAGGAAGACGCCGGACTACGTGAACCTCATTCAATCAATGGTTCGCACGTTCACCTATCTGCTTGTGTCTAACGACCCTGCCGCACACGTCTATAGCCCCAATAGCGAATACACCCGTTCAGCCCGTCTCCTCAAGCTCATAATGAATGACGAAATCAAACGCATGGGCCTAGGCGAAGTGATGAGCGGGTGTGTGTTGGACTCGTTTTTTGGCATGGGCATAATCAAGGTGGGACTCGAAAAGGGTTCACGTCCGGGCGTTACGTCTGCCGGATTCTGCGACGTGAAGCCATTTGCCGCACGTGTTGACTTGGATAATTGGGTTCAGGATATGGGCGCGGCTGACAGGGCGCATATGCAGTTCATGGGGGATTTCTACCGTGTCCCGCTCAAGGAGGTTCAGCAGGATGAACGCTTTGACAAGGATATGCGTGAGAAACTAACTGCCGTTCCGTATTGTCCAGTTGACAACTTCGGCATACCCAAGGTTCAGAATCTAACACGTCGCGGTTCAGGCATTGTCAATTACAACGACTTGCACGACCAAACCAATCTGCTGGATGTTTGGCTTCCACAGGAGAAGGTTCTCTACACTACGGACTTCGGGCTGGCGTTGGACAAGCCGCTACGTGAACTTGACTGGAACGGCCCTGAGCATGGGCCATATCATTTTCTGGAATACGTACGTGTTCCCAATAACCCATTTCCCGTTCCGCCCGTTATGACCGTCTCCGATTTGTCGCGTGTAGCCAATGAACTCTACTACAAGGTTGTTCAGCAGGGCTTGCGCCAGAAGACCATCACTGCTTACGACGGCACAAATGAAGCCGATGCGCAGCGCATAAAGAACGCGAAGGATGGCGAGGTAGTTCACGTCAATAACATGCGCGGCATTCAGGAGGCCAAACTTGGAGGGCCAACGCAGGAAGTTGGAATCGTAGCGGATGACGTTATGAAAAAGTTCAACTTCTTTGGCGGCAATCCAGACTTGCTTTCCGGCTCTGCCAAACCCTCGCCTACCGCTACTCAGGATACGATGTTCCAAGAGGCGTCAAGTCAAATGCTGGCATCGCAGCAAGACCAAGTGTACGCTTGCACCAGGGGCGTTCTGGAAGACATTGCTTGGTATGTCATGGATGACCCCGACCCGCAGTATACAATCTTCGACGCCGTATTGAAGGGCATCGACCCGATACCGCAGGAAGTCTCCAAGGAGGATTTGCGCGGCTCTTGGATAAACTACACGTTCGACATTGTGCCTTACAGCATGGCGCACATGACACCCGGACAGCGGTTGAATTCAGTCCAGCAGTTCCTTGGCGCATTTGCCCCGTTCGCGCAGATGGCGGCGGCTCAGGGCGTAACGCTAGACGTTAAACAGCTTGCCGAGATATGGGCCAATAACAGAAATCTTCCCGAAATCAAGGCGTTGCTGCATATCGATTCAGGTATCACAAGCGATTTGCGCAGCATGTCCGGTGGTGAAGGCGGGCCGAAAATCAAGGCTCCCACAAACTCAACCTATACACGCGTAAGCGAATCTGGAGGCCGTCAGTCCCCTCTCACCATGAATGAAATGGCGGGTGGAAATCCGGGCGGGCTTTCTGGTTTGGGCGCGACACAGGGAGCATAAAATGGGCAGGCACAAACTAGAGGTGGAAGCGGAACCAGTGGCGGTTGAACCAATCCAGCCAGTGGCAGCGCAACCCGTCAAGAGAAACGAAAACGCCGAACGGGTGCATAGTGAATGGACTCAGAAGCTGAAGGAGTCCGTTGAGGCCGCAAAAGCGGAGTCCGTTGAAAACAAAGAGGTAGTTCCAGCGGAAGATGAAATCAAGGCCAAGGAGGCGTTGTCCAAGGCAAGCCTAGCCAAGGCTGAGGCTGTTTACAATGCCATATTGAACAAGACTCCAATAGACGTTGACGCCCTGAGTGGAAAGGGCGACGTAGATAAGAAACCAGCGGATGACAAGACCGGAGAGTCCGAAGGCCAAGAGGACGAGTCCGATGAATCTCTGCTGGCGGAAGCCGAACAGCTAGGCATGTCAACCGAGGAGGCCGCAAAGCTTTCACCGGGTACACGTGCAAAACTGATTGACTCGCTTGGCAAGGGGAAAGTCGCAGCAAAGGAACCTGAGTATTCCGAGGCGGACGCCGAAGAGCTTAGAATCCTTGAGTCGGCAGTTGACCCCGAACTGTTCGCAAAGGTGAAGGGCCTTATCAATGCCAAGGGCAAAGAGGCGTTCGAGGTAGGCTTGCAGCTCAAAAGGTTGCAAGACGAATCCAACGCAATGAAGCTCAAGGCAGAGGGAAACGCCTTTGACTCCTACGTGAACGGTCTATCCGCTGAGCCTGAATGGGAATCGGTGTTCGGACGAGGCACCGCAAAGAAGCTGAAGGACGAAGCACCGGAGAAATTCAAGGCGAGAAGCGACTTGTGGGATGAGAAGGAGAAACAGAAGAAGCTAGGCAAGGACTCCAAACAAGCCCTTACCGATGCGTTTTTTATCCTACATGGCAGACGCATGGTTGAAATCAATTCCGCACGTAAGCAGCAGAAACTTGTTGACTATGCGAACAAGGCGATTGCAAAGCCAACTGTTCGCAGCGCGGAGGCCATTTCAAAGGACAATGGAACGCCAGAGGGCAGAAGACAGACATGGATGGACGTAGGTGCGTCAATCCTCAACAAAATCACAGGTAAATAAAGGGAACTCACAATGAGTCTTCAAGAAAAAGATTTCGGAGATTTCTACAATATCTCCACATTGCCGGAACTGAACAAGGGCGAATGGGAAGAGGTTGCTTCGCAACTTACCTCCTATCCCGGCACAAACCTTTTCTTCGGTGGAAAGTTCGCTGCGCCCAATATGGCGACAGTTGACGAATCCATCAAGGGAATCGTTCCGCCCATTACCCCAATGCTTTCCGTCGCCAAGAGCATGGTCTCTTCGGGTAAGGGCATCCTTGGGCGCCTGATGGTAACTGCCAATGGCAACGGCGCATTCGTCGGAGTCAACGACAAAGACCCGACTGCCGGATTCGCTGACGGTATGGTTGAAACATTCGCTCCTTGGAGGCACTTCACCTTCAACTTCGGATTCAACGACTACCTCGTCAAGGAGAATTCCGGCGTCTCGCAGATAATCGACTACCTTCAGGAGCTGAGGGCGCAAGCCTACATCGACTCAAGGGAGAAGCTTGAAAAAGCTGTCTGGAGCGCGCCGTCTTCCGCCAATGACAACCTCAGCCCACTCGGCCTGAAGTTCTGGCTTGGCGCATCGCAGACGCAGGGCTATAACGGCACGTTCGCCTATTCCAGCATTCCTGGCGCGACGCTGGTTGACCAAGCCGCTTATCCGGCTGCGAAGAACTGGACTGACAAGTGGACTGCCCTCAGCAATGACGGCTTCACCAAGGTCATTCGCAAGGCTCTCACCAAAATCAACTGGCAGACGGTTTCCGATGTGCCTGTTCGCGGCAAGGCCAAGAAGGTCATCCTCATGGGCAACGACCTTCTGGAAGAGGTTACGAGCATAGCGGAGAAGAACAATGACCAGCTTGGGCCAGACCTCGCCACCTATTCCGGCATGGTTACGATTAGGGGAGTGCCGATAATCGGTTGCGCCTATATCGATGCCGAGGCCGTCGAAGCCGATAGAAACAAGGTCTACCTCGTGGACGCCACCAGTTTCCAGACGAAGTTCCTTGCTGGCTCCGAATTCACCGAGATGGGGCCGACCCAGCTCAAGGAGACTGCGCATCACCAGTGGAAGGTTGACGTTGACGCCACCTTCAACATCATGTGCAGCAATCCCCGTCGCCACGCCGTCATATCCAAGACCACTTGAATCTAAAAAGAAAGGATTCATGAAATGTCCACAAATCAGAAACAGACCTATCTCAACGCAGTAGACGTTGGGTTTTCCCCGCTCGTCTTTCAGGACGTCAATGACGATGTGATTCCGTTTGACAACAGTCTCGGAACTCTCTTCGTTGACGATTTCACCACGCTTTGCATCGGAGGCTACATAACCGTTGGCACTGCCCATACCTACAACTACAACCACGGTTCGGCCTTCATCGACCTTTCCGTAAGCACTCTCGCACTTTCCAATGCGACCAGCGGAGAGATGGTTGCCACCTTGACCGCCACGCAGGATGTGGAAGTCAACTACGTCGCTGGCAGCAATACCGCCGCGCAGGTTGAAGTCTCCACGACTGCCCCCAAGAGTTGGGCGGTTGAGCAGCGCGTCAAGGTTTCCACCATAGCGACGGACGCTGGCGGATTCTTCTTCGGCGTTGGAACCTATGGCTCTGCCATAACCGACACGCTGATTGACGCCACTCAGCTTCTGAAGACTGCAAATGACTTCGTAGGGTTTCAGGTTGCGCCAACCGCACCCTCGACTGTCTTGGCGGTCTATAAGAAGTCTAGCGTAGCGGATGCCAGCAAGGGTACCGTGGTAGCTGCGGCTCACACCCTCGTTGCCAGCACCTACGTCAAATTCGGCCTGAAGTATGATGCCGTTCTCAACAAGCTCAGCTACTTCGTGAACAACGTTGCAGTTGGCTCTGTGTCCGGCGTCAACGCTCTTGCCGCATTCCCGACTGACATCAAGTTGGTGATGCTGATTTCCGGCAAGACTGGCGGTGGCTCCGTCGCTCCCGTCATCACGGTTGACTGGATAAAATCCGTCATCTTGAAGTAAGGGGCTAGGATATGGCTGAATCGACATTGAGCTTGAGTTATGAAGACTTGCAAATAGAGGTCGGATTCTTTGTTGGCTATGGAACGGACTCAACCGTCTGGACTACGGCTCAACTCGCTCTTGTCGATAGAGTCATCAAGGCAGGCTTGAGGGCGTTCTACTTCAACCCGCAAGGGCATGAGTGGACGTTTCTCAAGCCGCTATACTCAATCAGCACAGCGGCGGTAACAGGGACGGTAACAGGCCAAGGCACGTATAATGCCGGAACTGGACTGACAACTGTAACGGTTGCAAGCGGGACTTTGCAGACTCGCATGGCTGGCTTCAACTTCACATACGGGACAAGCGGAACGTCCTATGTGATAAGTTCGGTAACTTCCACGTCTATCGTTGTCCTAACAGGCAATGCCAGCGCGGAGACTACCGGGGACACCTACGCCGTTGACAACATGGAGGACTACAACATGCCGGATGATTTCGGCGCAGTTGTAGGCTCCCTGACAATGCCGTCCACTGGACGCAATTCAGTAATCACGCTTACGTCTGAATACGAGTTGCGCAAGATGAGGACGGTAGAGGCGGAAGGCGTTCCAAGGCTTGCGGCTATACGGCAGATGGCCTTCACTGGCGCAACAGGCCAGCGTTGGGAGCTTATGCTGTATCCAAGGCCGACTGAGACGTTGGCTTTGACGATGAAGTATAGCATTCTGCCGAACATGCTCACAGCGGCCCTCTATCCCTATGGTGGCGCGGCCCATGCTGACACCATTAAGGCGGCTTGCCTTGCCTCCGTTGAATCGGACGTGAATCACGTGGTCAACGGTCAATGGGCGATGAAGTTTCAGGAACGGCTTGTGGCATCCATAGCAGTTGACGGACGCAACGTAGCGGACAGCCTTGGCTATAACGGAAACGTTACATCCTACCAAGTAGATTCTGGAACCTTGTGGCATGACTACACAACCCCGTTGGAATTCAACGGTCAACCTTAAGGCGCGATATGGCACAGGAACTCTTTTTTTCAACGGCAAAGGTGGATGGAGCCGGGACTACAACGGCAGCACCCTACACCTTCCCAGATGACAGGCCAGTCTATGCGGCGCATTGGCAGGCGGTCGGAGGAGATGTTGAGGTGTCTTTCACTGCAACCGGGGAGAAGTGGCTCATAAAGGAGAACTTAGTTTGTTTTCCTCTTGAGGGCCGCAATCTCCAAGGCGAGACAATCTATGTCTTCGCCGCTTCGGGAGACAAGCTCGTCTTGCTTTTCTCCGTAGGCAGAAAACTAGGAACATAAGGAGATAACATGAATAGGGCAAATTTTCAGCAACAGCAGTCGGAAGTTGTAGGGCCAGTTGTCGGCAGCGTTCTTTGGGACTCCAGCGGAAATGCGGTTCTTTCCTACGGCACTGCTACCGAAATGGCGGCTGCAACCGGAGCGGGTTACGCAGTAGCGGGAATCTGGCAGGAAACTACCAACGCGAAAACGTACATCAATGGCGGAACCGTCCTCATTGCGTCATGGAAACTCGTAACGAGCGCGTAACAACCAATGGCAAACAAAGTCGCAAGCGCGAAACGCAAGGTGATAAAGCTGGAATATCCGCTTGGCGGATTGAACAGGTCTATCGCCTACCAGAAACAGCCGCCTTATACGGCTCCCTTCGCGGTCAACGTCCGCGCTTGCGACTACACTAAACGCAACCGTGGCGGCTCCCGTCCCGGCTTCGG